ATGAAATTTAAAAAATGTCTTCTGCCTGTGGCAATGTTAGCGTCATTCACTCTGGCAGGATGCCAGTCAAATGCTGATGATCATGCTGCCGATGTTTATCAAACCGATCAACTGAATACCAAACAAGAAACTAAAACCGTTAATATTATTTCCATTCTTCCCGCAAAAGTTGCCGTAGACAACGCCCAAAATAAACGGAACGCACAAGCCTTCGGCGCGCTTATTGGCGCTGTCGCTGGCGGTGTTATCGGCCACAACGTCGGGTCTGGCAGCAATTCCGGAACGACGGCAGGTGCAGTTGGCGGCGGAGCTGTAGGCGCGGCAGCGGGTTCGATGGTGAATGATAAAACCTTAGTGGAAGGTGTTTCTTTAACATATAAGGAAGGCACCAAAGTGTATACCTCCACCCAGGTGGGTAAAGAGTGCCAGTTTACGACAGGTTTAGCCGTTGTTATTACCACGACGTATAACGAAACGCGTATTCAGCCAAATACCAAATGTCCTGAAAAGAGCTAATAATCAGGAGGAGTCATGAAGAAAGTTTTTCTTTGCGCCATCTTAGCCTCCTTAAGCTATCCGGCTATCGCCTCATCATTGCAGGATCAACTCTCGGCTGTCGCAGAAGCGGAACAGCAAGGTAAAAATGAAGAGCAAAGGCAGCATGACGAATGGGTCGCGGAGCGCAACAGGGAAATCCAGCAAGAGAAGCAACGTCGCGCAAACGCCCAGGCCGCGGCTAATAAAAGAGCGGCAACGGCAGCGGCGAATAAGAAAGCTCGTCAGGATAAACTGGACGCCGAAGCCACTGCGGACAAAAAACGCGATCAAAGTTATGAAGATGAGCTACGCAGCTTAGAGATTCAGAAACAAAAACTGGCGCTGGCGAAAGAAGAAGCCCGCGTCAAGCGCGAAAACGAATTTATCGATCAGGAACTGAAGCACAAAGCTGCGCAAACCGATGTGGTGCAATCTGAAGCTGACGCAAACAGAAATATGACTGAAGGCGGTCGCGATCTGATGAAAAGCGTGGGTAAAGCAGAAGAGAACAAATCGGACAGCTGGTTTAACTAAGCGATGTCAGTAACTTCAAGCCTATGATTCGTGAGTATAAAAAACCCTCTGTAGTAACAGAGGGTTTTGTTCATTCATAGTGCAGGGTTCAAATCATTCCCACTCAATTATTTACGATAACCATAACCAATTGAGTGATAACATTTTTCCAAATCTCAATTTTTCCCGTACCGTTTTATATACCGTCACCGGAAATCAGTACCATGAAAAATGCCATGCTATCTGGTCAAAGTGTCGTACTGTTTTTCGCAGACTCTTCCGGCTTCGGCTGCCCGGTCAGCATACTCTGCCAGTTGTCTGTTTCTCTCGAGAGATTTGCTGAGCACGTCGGCAAGCAAAACTCCGGTGTCTGCGGCTGACGACCCAGCGCCGACAATGGCGTTATACTGCCTGAGCTGCTCACGGATGGCAAAGAGTTGTTGCTGCAACCGGCCAGCGCTAGCGGCAGCATCAAGAGCATCATTGCGCGCCTGGTCGATCCTCTGCTGAGCTTCACGTTCATTGGTCACTTTCTCCTGTTCGTAGTACTGACGAACTTTTTCTTCTTCGGCTTTGCAGTCTTCTTTCGCCTGCGCATACCCGGCGTCGTACTGACGGATACCGTGTACATTCCAGGCAACAACTCCTGATATGACCAGAACAGCAAGCACTGCCACGATAATCAACTGTTTCCAGTATGCTTTTACGAATGCCCAGATCATACCGCCAGCACCTTACTGGCAGTGACGTACCGCGCGCGCCGGTCGTCGATGCCATTCCTGCCACCATTGATAATCAGAGTTACACGTGCAATATCGCCGGTATACTTCATGCAACCTTTGCTGGAGAAGAACCACGCCGCGCTACGAGCCGCGTATTCGTCCTGCGCCAACAGTTCAGGATTCTCCAGCAGGTCCACTTTCAGGCCGTTTCCGCAATCACGATAGTTATTCAAACCGGTAATCTGGATAAGTCCGCGGCCACGGTAATTCCAGCCATCGCCGGGGGCATTGTTCCCCATGCGTTTGCTGTACACCAGATTGGCAATCGCTCGCTGGCGCTCGAGTGGCAATGGTGGTTCACCAGCATGGCGACCCAGTGCATTAGCCTGCCCCTGAGTGAGACGCCCAGCCCGAACGAAGTTAGCCAGTCCGCTGACACTGTAGTTGAAATTCTCCTGCAACCTGGTGAAGCCCCCAGACTCATGCCCGACTTGAGCAATAAACATTGCCTGATCTTCTGCTTTGCTGATACCAAACTCTTTCATCGCAGAAGTTATATGCGAGAACCAGCGTGCGGCCAGCGCCTCGCTAATACCAGCAGCTCGCTGGAATTGTTTAATCTCCATGTTTAGACCTCGATATTTTGAAAATCTGAACAACGTTACCGCGTGTTTTAATAACCGCGGCAAGCATGACAGCGTTGATAATGACCTCAGATAAATCCACAGCCATTGGCGTGCGTAACCAGATTGCATAGACGACACGAACAGGAATACTGGCCGCAGCAACAATAAGGAAATAAGCAAGCCACCCTCCCCATCTTCGATGTTGAGAGCCGTTACGCCGGAATGTGACAACGCGAATTGCTATGCCAGTACAAATAACTGCATTGGTGATAAGCAAAAAAAACTCATGCGTTACCATCGTCTTTTCTCCCCGGAATTAAATCGCGTGGATTGTCTGAACGGTGGTAGAGCCATATACCAATACGCACAGCGACAATTGCTGACACGAATGCGCCAGCAGAGAAAACAATCCCTTTTTCAAAAGAGTCCTGCGTGATGGTAGGGATCAGGCTGGCTATGCCGATAAGAATTGATGCTGCTGGTTTGTAGAAAAGAAGTCCACAGAGAAAGCTAAGCATCGATAAGAGTACGCGACGATGAATTGGGTACTCTACCGCAGAGGTAACAAAAATTACCGCACCAGCAAGAGCACCGAGCGCCACCTCTGGCGGAACGCCTACGATAACTGCAGCAAGAGAGCTCACACTAAGCCATTGATTTAAAGAATCAGTAGTTAGATGGGCTGACATAATGAACACCGTTTATTACGCATAACAATCTCCTTACTATTGAAGATTCACACATAATAAACCATTTAAGGATAATAGTTACCTCAAAACGCTGTATTTCTACCTTCTACGGCAATGAAAATTTCGTTCAGAAAATGGTCTAGTGTACCTCTCAGTCACAATTAAAGAAGAAAGAAGCCGAACTTACTTCGTAATAAGCAAGCCGGCTACTAAGATTAATCCTCAATATTTAGCTACTTTCAAGCATTGCAAGACGTGATTCTATTTTTTCGATTCTTCTACGCAAATAAGCTGACTCAAGCCATAAACACTGGTCAGTACGGATACCCCACCTATTTCCAGCCTTGCAAACCAGAGTTCGCTCTTCTGTTTCGTATTCTTCTTCCATCTCAATTTCGACGCCATCCACAACTTTAGTGATCATCCTTACCGCCATCACTGGCGCGTATTTATCATCCCATTCATCGTAACAGAGAAGGCCAAATCTGGTTCCATCAATCCCATGCGCGAGGAAAGCGTCTCTCACTTGTTGTGCTATAACACCAAAATGCCAGCGGGCACCATCTCCCTTTTCCCTGACGGCATCAAGCCAGCGAAAAGCTACAATCCTGATATCTCCCCATGCATCCAGAATTGCATCACCTTCATAACCACGAGACATATACAAGCTGAGCTCACTTGTACTAATCGGTTCACTTTTTTCTCTACCATCTGATGTGTTTATCGAACCGTTCGCAGAATAAACCTGTGCCCATCTAAATGATGGTGCACCAAGAGATTTGCTGTTATCAATAATTGGTGAAAAATTACCTTTAATGGCAATATTTCCAGAGTCGCCGAATATATTAATAACTGCAGAGTCATCACCATGGTTTTTTACGCTTAAGTTTCTTGATGAAATATTTATATCTTTGTTATATCCACTAACATTAATCCATCTTTTACCATCAATGTGATGCCCGTAAATATTTCCGTTTGATTGTTCGTCAGGTGACTCTCTAAGAACAATAGCATCTGCTCCAGACGACCATTGTATTTTTGTATCTGTAGGCCTCCAGTTCTTTATAATGAACGAACCATCAGTAAACTCCGTTTTTATTTGTCTATTGTCTACAAATGCGTCTCTTGGTTTAAACTCACTTGTGTTAACGCTGCTCTGAAGATCAGAAGCAAAAAATCTAAGATTTCCTGTATAACCCTGAGTCTCGGTCAGGTTATACGCAATCATAATTCCATTTTCAAACTCAGATGATGTTATTTTAACATCACGGCAATCACCAAAAATGCAATTTCCTTTATCAAATGTTGTTTGAGCTTTGAATTTATCAAACCTTAAATTACGAACAGGGAAACCATCAACCTCTAATGCAAAGGATGCAGGAAGGCCAAAGTATTCTGATGGCTTACCTGATGTATGATCAAGAGTAGTGGCTACTGTATTCTCAAAAACAGTCCCGCTAAAATTATTACCAATTGACGGAAACCTGATTACACTTATTGTACCTTGTATTTCAGGAGAAATACCAGATAGTGTGATGTTAGTTCCATCAAATGATGCATCTGAATACGTATATACTAATTCACTGCCAGCAATTTTAAACTGTTTAACTGAAGTTATTCTCATCGACTTTTTATGTTTAAATGTCACTGAGCTTTCAGTATTACTTACAAGATCAATCTGAGGGCTATTCCTTATCGCGATCCCTGACTGGACATAAACGTTATTAAAGTGCGTTTTTTCAGGATTTCCCTTCATTGAAAGGCTCCCGTCATTTTCTGTCAGTAGTAGTCCTTTTACCCTCCAATAGCCGACAATCTGTACGTTATCAATAACTGAATCACAGCTATCGTATACATGCAACCCTATATCCCAGTCATCACCCAATGAATAAGAATCAGGGTTATTGTATCCTTCAATACCATTTTTACTTACCATTATTCTCAGGTTGCGTAACTGTGATGCCCTGTTGATACTAACAGCTACGCTCATGGCTTTTGGTGTAGCAGGAGTAACACCTACAGAATCTTCATTTGTAAACTCAGTGAACTTACAAGATATCCCTTCAACAATTTTAACTGGTCTTTCATTAGAGATGTTAAAAAAATATTTGTTTTTTTCTCCATCACCAGTAAATACAAGATGGGTTCCTTTACTCCAACTTTTTAATAATCTTTCAGGCGCTGGTCTATATGTATCCCAATAATCAATGCCATCACCAATTAATGACACTCCAGGAGGCACATCTATGTTCTTAGAAATCATCCATTTACCTGCAGGTATTCTAACGACACTTGCACCAGAATTTATCGCATTAATTAACCATTCAGACGCATCAACTTCAAAATTTAATGCAGCATATCTTTGCTCAAACGGAACAAAATCAAGAGCGTTAACGTTATCCCGCATCTTATCCTGGAACGTTCGGTATACTGCTCCAGAACCATACTGAATAAACCAACCAAAACCACCAACAACTCCGGCGATTGCAGCATCAACATAATTACGCATTGAGCGATTATTTACAGCATCCTGCTCAAGTGATGGATCTGCAAGGTTAGAAATTCTGTTTTGCTTTGCATCGTAATATTTTGCAAGCAAAGATGGTTTCATCAATGCACGTCTGAACCACCCAAAACATTGCTGGATCAGCATCGTCAGGTAGTCAAAAGCATCCTCATGAACTTCGGGGAAAAATTTTCCCTGATTGCGAAGATCAGTCTCCTGCACCACATCAAGCACACGCTCTATCGTGATTCGCCAGCCAGCAGCAAGCGGCGACGGAAGAACCACTGCACCGCCACTATAAGTTCCCGCCCCTGTTACCGTATAACCAGCATCCAGCACTAGTTCTGTTACGTTACCGTTAAGGTCAGACACCTGAACAACCAGGTCGGATTTTTTGAAAATACGGAAGGTATACGGAAATGATGTCGTAACGCCGTTACCTGTGTATTCGTTGTGGTCAACTTCGGTTGAGACCGTCATGTTAAATCTCCAGATAGTCGCAGCACCCGTTGCGCCGCATATCTGGTTATTCTATTACCTGAAAAACCACATATGGATAGAAAGACTGTGAATACGAACAGATATTACCTTTCGGGTAATTTGCAAAACGTGCTGGATAGCAAACAAATTATTTGATACTGTATAAATATACAGTTATTGCATGGAGAAGATAAGATGCAGCAGTATCACTATCCACTGGAAGACGGATTTACCGAAAGGATTCACACGCCGGGAGGCGTCAGGTCACTGGTGGAGGGATCGCACTTGATGAAATTACTCCGGGATCTCGATAAGGATGGATTTAATGTCGATGGCCCACTTGCCGAACTGACTGCACTGATTAACTACGTCACCAGCTCACAGATGTCTATGCAGGATCTGCAAACACATCTCGACTATTGTGCCGAACAATTACGAAAACAAACCAGATAAGGTTTGCAATTACCAAGTGGAGTGCTTATATTTACCTTTGAGGTAAATTTACATCGCACTCCTCTTGTGCCATAGTAATCGGGCACTGGCAAAATCCAGTGCCGGGATTGGCGTCCCGAGTTACTACAGAGGCACATATGCCGCATAAGCGGTTTTTTTTATGTGTAAAGCGCACCTATTCTATGGTGGGCTGTGTGGGGGCACCGAAAGGTGCGCCGGGTCCTTTGTAGCCGGTTACGCCAACCCTGCACAGTTCACCACCAACCGATTGGCGTCGGTAGTGGTGATTAACCTAACTACAAAGGTGATCGCCATGAATACCAAACCTTCCATCTTTTCCTTTGAGTCATCCTGCCAGATCCGTATGTTCATGATTGACGGAGAACCTTGGTTTGTCACCAAAGATGTGTGCAATGCTTTGAATATTGATGTTACACAAGCGAGAAAACTTGATAAAAAAGGCTGGAACAAAAAGGGGCTGTATTCAATACAGACCCCTGGTGGAATACAAGAACTATCCATCGTTTCAGAATCAGGTCTCTACATCCTTATTCTGCGTTGCAAAGAGGCAATGACTGAGGGAACGAGAGCATTCAGATTTCTTGAATGGGTTACAGGTGAGGTTCTTCCTCAGATCCGCCGCACCGGAAGTTACATTAAAAACTCGCTCCCGCAGGAAGAACGCATAAAGATGGTTGCCGACCAGGTAGCCAACGCCACGGCGTCAGCAGTAATGCAGGCGATGAAGATAGAGAACAAAACCTACAGCGCCCCACTGAAGCCCGGCTACCGTAGCCTGATTCATTCGCCGTCTGGTGTTCTCGGCCTGACGGAGAACTCACTGCTGATGAATCTGCTGAACAAGTTACAGGAAGACGGGCACGATGTATCGGGCGCGGCAGCGGAGCTGACCACCATGTTCTGCTACATCGTCGGTGTGAGCAAATGCCTGCGTGATATCCAGACGCACGCGGAGTACATCAACGACAAAGCAGGGTTCTTCTGACGGGCGGCGGCACAGGGATGTGCCTTTAAATAATTCTGTACAGATTGCAGACTGGGGGTGAATAGCGTACTATTACCTCACGGGTGATCCATAGCGATTAGGCACCGATACAGGAGGAGCCCACATGAGAAAATTTGACGAGTACGAAGGCGTTTAACATTCGGATAGTTCATTTACCCTAATGGTAAATCCCGCTTAAAGAAGCATCTATATATTATGAGGTGATGTATGCCACAACAACTGCTGAATCCGGCAAAGGTAACTGAGGTTTTCGCTCATCTGAACGAAACTCCAGACAACCGCGCCCTGTATTCAGAGTTAGTGAACGGCAACGATGTCACATCTGATGTCAAAGGCGTTTCTCTGGCTCCTGGATACCGCGTTGTCCGTGTAGACGATCGTAAGAAAGGCGAGATTCCACAGGCGCACTTTGAACTGTCATTGATAAATGACCTCACCGAAGAGGTAGTGTATTACAATCGTGTCATTATCCAGCCTGACAGCTATCTTAACTGCCGTCCTGTCACGCAGATATTGGTATGGAGAACCCAGAAGCCTAAGCATCGTGCTGTGCTTCATGATTTCGCCGGCATCATCTTCATGAACTACCTCTTGGAACGGTACGATATCATCGTGTCAGATCGCAACCAGACTCATGAAGGCATGTCGTTCTGGCAGGCTCGCATGTATGACGCACTGGAACTTGGCCTCCACCTCTATGGTTACGACATGATGACATGCGAGCTGATAGAGATGAATAACGAGGAAGAGCTTGAGAAAGGTGAAACCTGGTTGTGGGGTGATGCGGAAAACTTCCAAAACAGATTGGCCATAATTTCAAAGCATAAGCTGCCAATAAAATAGTTCTTTAAGCCCGCGACGCGGGCTTTTTTGTGTCTGCGGATTCCCGCCCGGGCGGCGGTGGCATTCGTTAAAAACAAGGCCGCGAAAGCGGCCTGTGACATGTCACGACTTATAAAGATGACTGATATTTTACAACTCTGTTCATGGCATCTTTTTTCACCGAGCTGATATCAGTTCTTATTTTGGCTTCGTCATTACTGCTTATCATGCTATTAATTTTTTGCACTGACATGCCGTTTCTTTCAGCCATTGCACATACAGCAGCATCGTATGAAGAACTCGCTGCGATGGATATCACCTTGTTACACTCAAACACAGCACCTTCAGCAATATCAGATGCCGATGAGGCTGGCTTGGTATAAGTCTTGACGTAGTGATCAATACAACTATCCTTCGCCGTCTTGGCAAGAGAAAAATCCATTTTAACTTTGTCGCAATATGCCTTATCAACACCGTCATAAACATCATAGGATGTCGAGCAAGCGGATATCAAAAATACCGATAACAGCAATAATTCCTTCATTGTTGTTCCTTATTGCGGAGTGACATCCTGAGGTCGCCACCAGTATGTCTGGTTAAACTCTTTCTTTGAACGTTGCTCCATTTTACGCAAATAGCCTGGTGAAAAATACTCCTGCATCTGGTTAAAGATCATGTGATCGAGAGCCGCCTTTAAGTACCAGAGATTCGCACCTGGCATCAGACCTTTCCCCAGCTTAACCAGATCACCACCAGTCTGCTCATTCTTCCCTTCCACAGCATTTAACGGTATGCCCTGAGCAATCTTCACTACGTCATCAACCAGACCAGCTACCGGGCCAAGCATCGACGCCAACGCGCCGCTTCCGTACCTGGTGTGGTCAGAGAAAAGAAAATCACCATACAACCCTGCACCACCACCTTTTAAAAATGCATTTATCCAGAATTTAACCATGTTGTCACCGGTCATTTCTTTTGGATTTCTCCCATTAATAAGATCAGTAATCTGCATGGAAAGAGCACCAAGCATGGTTGTGCTTGCTAAAAACGTTGCTATATATGCTGCACGCCCACCAGCAGACGGCATCCCCATAGCTCTATGCCAGTGACGCATAACTACCGAGATAGGGAACGATTTAAACAGGAAAACACTTCTCGTTAATTCACCTTTCCATGTTCCACGCTGAAGACCAGACCCTACGAACATCTGTTCACGTGCGCCCGGTGTAATAACAGCCATATCAACTTCTTCAGTTACGGCACCGAGCAGTTTACGCATTGCCTCAAATTTCACGCGTTCAGGCTCACCAAGATGTTTAACTGCTGAATCAGGGATACGCATAATGCTTTCCGGTGTCAGCATCGTATTATTACCGTTCCCCCAGTCCTCCTGTTGCGCCAGCTTCCATACGCTCCAGTCTGTGTCAGTAATCCCTTTGCTTTTCAGGATACGAAAATCAGAGTCATCGAGGCTACGAAGGTCTGGTGTCCGTGACACTACTTCTCCCAGGCTTCCCATCATGGTTACGCCATAGGCGCGCTTGTGCGCATCTGACCATGCTGTAAGCCCACTGGCACGCATTACCGCCGTTGCCGCCCAACGAGACACAGACGGCCCCATATTATCCATCGCCCAGCGGTTAACGCTGCCAAGTAGAGATTCCATCGCCAGGCCAGCGCGGCGCGCCCGCGCAAGCTCAGTACGGTTCGTTGGGTCCATAGCTTCAAGCTGGTTGCGAAATAACTGGTTCATTGGAAGGTTGGTAACCTTCGCAGACAGATACATGGTTCCAAGATCAGAGAACGATGACAGCAACGCGGATCCGAGTCTGCTGGCAACCAGCCAGTTGCGGATATTGTCAGACCATCGCGCGATGTGCGGATTCGCTACAGGCTGTGTTTTTCCGGAAATAAAGTTGTACAAGTTCTCTGTTTTGTTCGCCAGACGCTCGACGCTACCGGTTTTACTCGGGTTAGCTGTTGCCGTTTCTGCCTTAACCTGATCAAGAAGAGAGCGGAAAACATGATCGGGGTTTGGGCCATATGTTTCCACCAGCGCAATATCTTTACTGATACCTTCCAGGTGACCGACCATGATTTCCCATAGAGAGCGATCGCCATAAAGTTGCTGATATTGCAGATAGGAATCTGCATCTTTGAAATGTATCTGTCGTGATGCATTACCACGGTTAGCACGTGCGCCGGAAATTCGCATTCCGGTATCAGTAAGCTTATTCAGCCCACCAGTAGCGATCGTGTTATAAGCCTCTCCAAGAAATTCAGACAACTCGGCATCGTTCATCAGTTGTCCATCGGCTCGGGTATAATATTTGCGATCCAGCTTACCTATAACATCGCTAACCCACTTATCCTTTGATACCGCCCCAACCTTTTCCATAGAATGATGTTGAGGGATCCCCCAGTTTTCGAGATAGCCAATGTCACCACCAGCATCATTAAACCGGCGGCGCAGTAGCTCTGTCACTTCTCTCCACGCCTTAGCACCTTTTCTTGCTTTAGCATTGCCAGTATTTTGCCCTCGCATTTCATATACCAGATCACGCACGCCCGCTTCATCTTCAAACAGGCCAAAAAAGCGAGGATCAACTGCTTCAAATGCCTCCTGCAATTGACTCAATGCATAATCACGGGTGGCTTTTGTTCTGGATTCAACAGAGAGGAAATTAGATTTACCGTCTGCATTAAAAGCTATAGTACGGTTAAGAGCGCCAAGTTTCCCATCAGCCCCTTGATAGCTATTGATAAATTTATCCAATCTCTGACGCGCGGCTATAGTGAGAGCCACACGACGTTTCTTTAATGCCGCTTCTCGCTGTAATTCTTCAGATGCCAATTGTGCTGCTCGATATAGCCGCTCTGATTCGGAAAGTTGTCGCCACGACATCGGGTCATCACGAGCAATGGAGCGCATATTTCGATAAATGCGGTCTTCAATGTTCTGTATTTCTCGCGCCGTTAACATGCGCTGCGCCGCCTGCTGGACAGCTTGTATACATTCCTGTCTCATTTAATTTAACCTCTCAAGAAACACGCCACAGCGACATCAAACAGGCTGGAATCCTGTATTGCCTGCTCACTTTCCCTGTTCGCTTCATCCAGTACTTCACGCGCACTGCGCGATTGTGGATTACCATCATCATCCAGCACGGTGATTATCATGTCAGGAGATTCAAGCAGCGAGTCTTCAGCTATACGCAGATCAATATCTCCTGCCGGATCTGCCATCATTTTTTGTTCTGTCTGTTGCAATATCTTACCGGGCTCAAAAGGAGCTACTTCGTCTGGCGTCCTGACCTCTGCTGTTTTATAGAATGAAACAGCCTGAGCATTAAGTTCACTTTCTGCCTGCTGTCGTCGTGCCAGTTCTGCTCGAGCTTCAAAAAACTGACCGCCAGGCTCGTGCGGTGCCAACGCGTTACGGGAAAACTCCAGGCGTTCTTGTGCCTGCCGGATTCGTTGATCAATATCGCGAAGTCTGGCCTGTTTATCTGATCGAGCACGAGACAAAGCTTTACCGCTACCGGTTGGCTCTTCTGCAAGAATTTGTGCACGCTGTTCAGTGAGATTTTCAATAATTCGTTGGCTATTAGCGATTTCAGACTGGTAAACCTGTCTATCTCCACGCGGCAAAAGCTGCGCGGCCTGTTCTTCAAGCAACCGATTTTCTATAGCGCGCGCCGTTATTCCATCATCTACAGATGACAGAGCCTCATTAACTGCCTGAGACAGCAGACTCTTGCGCCCAGGAATTTCACTGAAAGATGCAGACTCAACAATGCTGGCAACGTCTACAGGTCTCCCCTGGCTAACATCAGACATAGCTTTTCGCAGAGCCTGAATGTGAGAATTACGCGAAAGCACGTTGATCGGCACGCCAGGAGCAATATCAATTTCAGCATGATGAGCGGCATTCGCCGCCAGTGCAGCATCGATATCAACTGGTGAAAAATTTGGTGTGCTTGTAGACTCGCCGCGAGAGTTAATAAATCTGCCGACACCACCAAACGCCACCCCAAGAACAGCATCAATAGCAATTGCCTGTCGATCCAACACATCATACTGGTTAGCCATTTCGCTATAGCCACCATCACGAAGCGTTTTTGCAGTAAGCCCACGCTGTGCCATACCGAACGCAATATTTGTACCTGCGGCATAGGCAATATCTGGCGTTGCACGTACTGCTGTTGCTGCGGCGCGTCGCACTGAACTCTCACCCGTCCGTGCAAGCTGAGCCGCCACACCTTCCGCCAGCGCACCACCAGCACGTAACCCGAGGCTCATAGGGATCAGTGTTCCGGCACCAGCAGTAATGCCCTGCACTAATCCCGCTTCCTGCGCCGTCCTGAAATCAACACCCTGTGCTGTCAGCCGTTCAAACTCAGAAAAACCCTGTAGCGAAGTTACCGCCGCTGCACCTCCGACAGGACCACCGAGCGTTGTACCGACAACAGCCTGCCCGCCCATATCGAACAACCCATAAAGAACCTGCCCGGCGGTTCCGGTTGTCGCGGCATCAGGCGTCAGCCGCTTAACCTGCTGCTCTGCTAGTTTTCTCTGCTCAGCAATGTATGAAACTGAAGTGTCATTGAGCGAGGTGTTTTCGTTAACAAACTGAGCAATCGGGGATACGATTTTATCCATCCCTGCCCATAGCAACTGATCTGGCTTTGCCACCAGCCCGGAGTACAAACCAGACAATGCCGCTCCTACAGCATTGTCGAAAAAACCAACATCGCTGTTAAAGCCAACTGGATTTGATGCTGCTTCGTCAAGCTGCTGATTCTGGTTTACTGGATTAAGGCCAAAGTAACTCATTGCGGAATATCTCCGGAGAATCTCTGACGCTTCTGTGTCAGATCAAGAACAACAGGAGAACCATCATCTTTCAGCAGATAACCAGTACCAAGTTTCACCAGGTACTGACTATCGCCGTAACTTTGCAAACCATACTGACCAGGCGGTGTTTTTATCCCGGTGCCGACAACTTGTTCATTCCAAGCCTGATTAACCTGCTTATCGAATTGCTCTGCAGACATTCCCCACGGCAAAAGGACATTCCCCATTCCGTTATAGTCATGCACGCCACCTGTAGCTACGTTAACAGCCTGTTTCCAGATATCAGTGTCAATTTCGCCTGATATCACGCCTTTTTTCGCCATCACACCAGCGTAATAGTCCTTTGCGATCTCGTATGCCATTGATGCCCCCTGAGCATCACCAGCAAATGCATCCTTCACCATGTCAGAAAACTCAAGGCGAAGATCAGCATCTTTAGGCATCGGAATACCTTTCGCATCATCAGTACCTTTACGAGCCGCCGCGCCAGCAAGAATTGTCTGCGCAGCGGTTTCAGGAGACACGGAAACATCCGGATTAAACCAGTTTTTTTCTGCCAAAATACCACCAGGCTTGTCCATCAGTATCCCGGCAACGGCAGCAGATGGAGCGTTGGCACTGATCTGCTGTAGTGCTGACATATACACCTGCCCACCACCAGTGCTCTGCCTGATGGTATCGAGATATGCTGCCTGTTGGGAAACTGGAGCATCACGAAAGAAAACACCGATCTGATTGGCCTCGTCTTTGGAAAAGAACGTCAGTGGAGTGCCATATGACTTAGCAAGATCACTGACCTGAGCGGCACGCAAGGCAACGCTCTGTCCAAAGTTATCCTTATTGCTCATGTCGATAGGCTTTGCCTGTCCGGAGGCAAGAGAGAACTGCACAGGATCCGACTGCCGCTGCTTTATCACCTGATTTGCAGCCGAAACAACGTTGTCATAAAGAGCTGCGCGAGACGCATAACCCTCCCCTGTCTCACCGGTATCCGGGCGTAATTGCTCAACATATGCTGTAATGCTGCTTGTCGGCATGTTGCGGAAAGAGCCTATATACTGTCCGGCGATTTGCGTATTTCTGAACTCGGTATATCGCAGGTTTCCTTCTCTGACTCCATAAGCTGCAATAAAATCAGCCTCACCAGGTGGGTTAGGAAATTCAACGCCACGCATATACGCAGCTGTCGCATCGCGAACCTGGCTGTCAATCATCGTTTTATATTCAGCCTGCTGCTGCCGACGCAGTTGATCAGCCTGTCGCATAAAACTTGCCTGCGCCTCAGGAGATGCCGCATCGAATGCTGCATTACCGGTATAGCGTTTGGTGTTGGTTGGAATTGTTGATAAACCAAGTGCTGCACTGACACCAGCAGTTAACTGCTGATCACTGTATGGCTGGCTACCGTTCTCATGATGGATAATGGCTGCACAAAGCGCCTTCAGGGTATCAGGATTAGATGCATCGAGAGGCTCATCAGCAGAAACGCCAAGTTGTTCGCACACTGCTTTGATATACGACATAGTGTCATTTTTATCAGTAGGCGGTGCCCAGCGATTAATTATCTCGCTGACGGTATCAATACCCTGCCTCTGATACGACATCAGGTTCCGCCCTAATGCACGAATCCCGTGTTCAGGTGTTTCGAATTTAGCAAATCGACCATCATCACCGGTCTGGCCTACCCACGGATTAGTTTTGCTGTATTCGAGATTTCCTGGGTTATTGTTGCGTATGCCGCGGGCACGCTCGGAAGAGTCACTATCTGCTACAGCACGGCGAGCTCCAGCAGCAGTATCACTTAACTCGCCATTACTTTGGATGAATGCGGTCGCATTGTTTGCCGACCACTGGGACAATGCGGCATCAGCAACCTTCTCTTTAAACTCGATTTTCTTGGCCTGTATTTGCTCGTCGCTCCAGCCATGCGCAATGCCGTAATCCTCAATTTGCTGGAAAGTTTGCTTATTAGCCAATACGTATGCGGCGTTGTCGCCATACAATGCTGCGGCATTTTTACCATTGTTCAGCAGCGTCGCCTGAAACTGGCCTTCTTCGTAGGCATTTATTTGCCCTATCTCGTGCCGCCCGGCCTGCGTAGTGAACTGAATACGCTGCTGCTGCGCCTGCTGCATGAAAGCATTACGAGCTTGTTCATCCGGCAGCGACATAGCCAGTTGCTCGACCTGGGCATCAAACTGCTGCGTATACTCCTGACCTTTTCCAATAGCATTTTTCCCTTTCAAGTTAAGCAAACCTGTTTCAGGGTTATTCAGCAGATCGCTACTTATCTGGCTTAAGCTAAGAGAAGCATCCTGAGCCATAGCAACATTCGCACGCTGTTTTGCCTGCGCAATAATACCTGCATATTGCTCTGCAACATCGCCAAGTACATCACCGACATTTGGTGTCTGAAACGATGAGAATCCCTGCGTCGAAATCCCTCTGCTCTGAACCTGACGTCCCGATGTTGTTGGTACAACTGGCATCTTATTATCCCCTTATCGACCGGTTGGAGTGCCAACAGCAGCAGAAATCGGCGCAGCCTTCTGAGAGAACGGGCTCCACGTTCCGCCGCCCATCTGGTATGCACCGTATGCTTTTAGTGGTGCCGTTAACAAAGTGCTGGTCATCGATGATTTAGCAGCCGACTGAGCAGCAGCCCCCTGTGCCTGAGCATTCATTCCCTGAACCTGATACCCATATGCCTCACGCTGAGCATTATTCACTGTCGTTAACGCATCAAGAGTACCGAACTGAGCATTATCCGCAAAAACGTCAAGAGCTGTTCCGCTACTTAATTCCGCACCGGTAGCCCCCATAGTGGCCGCCGTAGTGCCTGAGCGTTGACGCATTTCACGACGACGCTGATCCGCTTCAATATTCCCACGATTGATTGAATCCTGTGCCTGAGCTTCAGCAATTTCAGCATTCCGATCAGCTATGGCTGACTGGTATTTTGCCTGCTTGCTCTGGCTGTACATTGACGCGGCTGTGGATGCCACTGTGACGGCAACCAAAGCGATGGCTGGGTTACACATTATTTTCTCTCCATGTGAAATCTGTGGAAATTAAGACCAAGAGCACCATAAGGCGCGGCTTCTTCAAGCCTGAATCCAAGCCAGTGGAGCCATGCTTTGGCAACATGGTTTCGCTCGTCGACGTAGTTTTCCAGGCGCGGATAAACTGCCAGCATCTGCTGCAATACAGGTCGGCAGTGGCGAAGAAATGTCTTCTGATATTTTTCAATACGGCTTGTCCCGACCAGCCAGGGCGTACCATTGCCACCAATCATTGACGCCGGAGATACACCAAACATGGTTACCAGTTCTCCGTTCGCGAACCCTGACCAGGCCATAGTCGCAGTGCGCAGACCAACGCGCAGCGCATCTTCGGTAGTCATCAGCGATACCGCATATAGTTCGTCAATATCAGCCTGACGAACATCCGGCAAAATCATCTGAAGATGCTCTTCGGTAGCGGGAATAATTTGAATATAGATCATCAGAATCCCCCAACAGTAAGGCGAGGAATAACGGCAAGAACAGACAGCGGCAACGGGTCAAGCTGACGGATTCTTACACGTCCGTTTTTGCCCCAGTTACTGTCCAGTTTCACTTCTACTTTTCCGGTAGCGTCATCAACAGGATCATCGTAGAACTCGAATTCACGCTGTGGATATTCGTACCATTTACCGCCGGGCGTAGTCGCCCAGATGCCGCGACTGGCATTCACAACCAGAGTAACGGAGGGGATCACCTGTTTTTTGTCCAGCAGCGTTTCCTGTCCGTTAATGTTGATATCCAGTGTTTCGAATTCAGCAGTTATTGGCAGGCCGATGTGCACTACAGCCCCCGGAGATTCCAGCGTGACGGCACCTCCGGAAACCACTTTCTGTGGTTCCACGTTCGCATCAGAGAGAATGTTTACGGTCTGGCCTTCAAGATGAGACAGGCCTCCAAATGTCCGGCGCGCCATCTGCCAGTTCGTGGTGGCCACATTCCTGAGGGATGGCGGGACGTTCCTGTTAGCACGAACCACTACAGCGGTATTGCTGGTTACAGAAATAATGTCGCAACGTAATTCTTTTGACACTTCATCGCCAGTATCGGGAACAGTTCCGGTATAAGGGAACTGTAGTTGCGCACCGACATCACTACTGGTGAAGTACGCACCACCAGAAACACTGATTGTATATTCCGCGCGGTAATCCCATTCGCCAGAACCACCAGTGATTGTCATCGTTCTGTCAGACGTATTTCTTCCATCATAGCTAAGGCCAGAATCAACAAAGAAAGCGTCTTCATCGCTGGTAAATAAACGGCTGGACAGCCGTTCGATGTATCTCACTGTTTGCCCGTTAACGGTTCGGTTAACGACGAAATACACCGCATCTTCATTGCCTTCGCTGATACTGCATGTGCTTTCATATTTTCCGGTACTGGATTGTGGTGCCCATGCAAAAACCTGCTGATCACGCAAATAGGTCATCACCAGTAATTTACCGTCATCACGAATGCAGAAGGCACTGGAGTAAGGGACAATCGAGAAGCACCAGTCAACAATGCTGTGCTTCTGAAAAAGATGATTGGCAAGGATGGTCAGGTCGTTCCCCTGATAGCCGTCAACATCGAATGAGTAGGCCAGATCACGGACAACGCTGCCTTTCTCCTGGACGAACAGAGCAATATTCGCCACAGCAATTGGTGGGACGTTGCTTGAGCCATTTGATCCCTGAGAGCTGAATGCAAATGATGATGGGGTTAACACTTTGTTCTGGTCGCCAGTGATGACGTACTCACCTCCGGAAGTCAGCGCCACCAGCGAACCAACATCAATCAGGTGGCGGATCTCATTAACCTGACGCCCGGCATAGGTGTAGATAATTCTGTCGTCATCCTGCGTAGGATTGCTTTTGCCAAAATCCTTATAATCCCCGGTACGGCTGGCCCAGATAGTCTGAGGGAACGCGGTCGATGCGGCGAAGTAAAGACGTTGTTGATAATAAACAACAGTGCCAGGATAACCATTAACACTGTTCCAGGCATATTTAGCCCATTTATAGCTGGCATTATCCTCGCCAACTACCTGCGAAGGGATATAGGAAATCACCTCGGCAGTTGCAGTAGTTCCATTTGCAGCAGTGATACGGGCAATGCCAAAACCACTGTGCAGATACTCCCACTCAATGCCGGTATCATCATCACCGGATCCGCCCCAGCCATCCCATGATGTGCCTTCTGTATGCGAAGGGCGCAAAGTACCTGTTTTGCCTGCTGTAACGGCGCGATAGTAGTTACTGTCTGCACGGCGAATATCGCCAATCGACGTACTCTTACTGGTTTCCCATACCGGCACTGAATCCACTGCAGGCTGTTCCAGATAGAACAATTTGCCTACCTGCTCCGCGCCAAAAATAGAGGCGCTTGCCGTTAACGTAATTGTCCCAGTGCTGGCGCTGGCATAAACCGTCACTGACTCGTCAATATTGATATCTTCAAATGGCCCGTTCTTCGTTACCACATCAACCAGTTGCCAGTTATCATGCGCATAGCGGCGCAACTCTTTCGGCGGGTATGCCGGGTGAACCAGCGTAAGCACGTCGGCGCTTTGCGTAAATTTAATTCGGAACAGATCAGCTTCAGTATATGGCGTGGCAATTTCATAAATAACATTGCTGCTGTTCAGCACCAACGCACCATCTTTGATAACGCGCATGTACTGGTGTCCGAACTCCAGAACATAGGTCTGAACAGTCGAGAACTGGAACGGGATCAGGCGGCATTTCCGATTTGGGTATTTGGCGGCACCAACAAAACGCGTACCAGGTCGATTCTCAACGCCGCCATACTGCCGCACGATAAAGTTATCGCACTTGCGCAATGCCACCTGGTACTTCGCCATGTCGATACGACCGTACAACGACGGTCCAATCTCACCACCGGCAAAGCTGGGCTGGATCCAACTGATAGCCATCAGGACAACCTCGCAATGGTAAACTCGTCAACCGGTGGCTGTGGTTCCTGTGATTCATTCTGGCTATGCGAACCAGCACTAAGAATCACGCGATTGTACATATTGAGGGAAAACGTACCGAGGTCTGCATTCCCAGTCAGCGCCATGTTAATAGCTGCCGCAAGACGCCAGGCCAGCGCCTCCATAAAAATGGCATCAAACATGTTCACATCTGTAACACGAGAGACATACTTGAGCCATGCCTGCGGCTGGTCTGTGTAGATCAACTTTCCTGTTCCGTTGGCGTCTGCACCAACTTCGTACTGAACACGCATTGCTGCTGTTGGATTGCGTACACCAGGAAGCATAATTTCAGTAATGCGCAGACAATCGGACGGGTACTGGTATGCGTATTCCCAGTCTGGCGGCGGATTGTTCGTATCTGCAAGCGCCACGCGTTTGGTAGCAAAGTTCCAGTCAAAATCAGAAAGCACAGCATCACGGCAGGCCTCAAAGTGCAGCGAACATTCCCCCGCTTCCTTACTGGCTTCCGTCAGGCTGTTAATGCTGCGGCTGTTGCCAATATTGGACAGCGCACGATTACAGATCTCTACTACAGAGGCCATTACTCACCCCCATTGCCGTACAGAGTTTCAGCCGCTGATTTTTCTACATCCCCGGAAACAGGAGCGATCGCCATATCAGTGATCTGCAGATCGACGCTGCGATTAACACCATCGTCAGTTTCTCTGGCAGACAGGCCTCGAATAACAGCCTTTGCAGTTATCATCACTTCTGTTCCGACGCCCTGAGGTTGCGCCTTCAGCTTATTCAATGTGTCGTTATTAAGAGTGATGCACAGCCCCCACGGGTATTCATCGCGAGTTCTGGTTTCTCCGCTCTCATCCTGGTAGCTGTCAGTGCCGGTTTTGAGGTTTACGAGTTCCATATACACTCCTGCAATAAAGGGGCCGAAGCCCCTTGTCTGATTCGCGAGGCTTACACGCCCAGTTCTTTACGCTTATCTGCGATCTTCTCGCGGAGCGTTTCGGCTTTGGCGTTATGGTGTGGCTTCTCGTTAAAGAGCAATTCGTACTCTTCACGGAGCTTATCCAGTTCACCATCATCTGACACATCGTTGATGATTTTGGTGCTGGTTGCTGCCATAGACACCTTTCCTGCTACCTTTGCTTTTGCCTGTCTGGCTGCATCGTTAACAGGTTCCAGTGCGCTACCAGGCTCACCTTCGTATTCGATTTCTGCCCCCTCCGGCCACAGTGTGTTATGGATATGAGAGAGGCGCAGAACGCGGTATCTTGGTTTCTCACCTGACATCGAAATCACCTTAACCAGTTACTTTTGAGCGGATCGGGTACGGCGTATTGGCATCAACATCAAGATTGATACCAGCAGTGAATTCGCCAGCCGTTAGTGGGCCAGTTGCGACGGAGTAGTTAACACGCAGATATCGCTGAACACCGGCAGGAACCTTTGCAGAAACAACTCGTTTACCTGCTGTCAGGGCGGTCTTTGCCAGTGCGCCACTATCATAAATAGTGGTCCATGAGCTGTTATTCTCACTCGTCTGCAACTGGATGTTTACAGTTGCATCACCGCTTGCCGCGGCGGCTGTGTTAACCAGCGCCCAAAACTCAAGCGGGTAACCCACGCCGATATCACGACGTTTTCCGTCAATTGGACCGAGATCGATTACGTCAGTAGAAGCCGCGGTATTCGTAACCGCCTGAGCTTCGGAGAACATCAACAGTTTGTCGGTGATCATCTTCTTTCTCCATTAGTGGGCCTGTTGCGGCCCACAGGTTAATAACAGGCGTTACACCACGCGGGCTTCTGTTTCCAGAAGCGCATCAGTTTCACGAATTGGTACACCACGGAATGAAGTCCACCACTCGCCTTCTGTCTCTTTTACGCTGATCGCCAGAGATGTTTTCTCCAGAGATTGCAGATCAAGAGCCTGGCCTACAGTGCGGTTCATGTAGAACACTGGGCGCCCCATGCCACGGTTTGGAATGCGATGCAGTGCTTTAACCATCAACTTCGCAATATTTGCGGCAGAGGAAGGTTCTGAAAGATTGCTGACATCGATGTTTGCAATGCGAACAACATAACGCCAGTCACGCAGAGCAAGTCCGTTGTCCCATTTGTAATGGGTGCGATAGCCTTCGTACTTGCCGCCATTAGCATCTTCCAGTGTCACCTGGCCTTTATCTTCCATCTGGATGCCAGCCTTCTGCCCTTTCGGGAAGATGCCATGCACGGTGTTTTCGCCCCACACCACTAACCAGATTGAGGTGTTATCTGTACCCGTGCCACCAGCATCAATGATGTTCTGAGCATTACCCGCAGACAGGCTGGAATAGCGGGAGGACAGTCCCATAAACTGCTGAGGGTTAACGCTGGAATCACCATAAAACAGCGTCTGCGCCATCTGCTGATTCATCGCTTCAATAAATGCGCGGTCTTCAGACAGGCGGAATTCAGCGGTATTGCCGTTCAGATCAGCCAGTGACTTATCGACTTCAGCATAGGTTTCCAGCATGCCAACGGAATCGGTTACCTGCACTGTGGTTGATTTGCTTGGCTGTACGCCATAGTTCAGCAAACGCCAGGTAGCTGAAGGTAAACCAGAACGAATGGTGGTTCGGTGTCCGGTAGGAAGGTTCCCTTCGACAAAAGGCATATCCTGAAGGATCGGGTTAGTTTGACCGAGAAGCTCGATAATCTTATCGACTTTCCCGTTTGGATCGACGCGCTTACCCCAGTCAGCCAGCGTTAGCGCAGTTAAGCCTTTAACAGCCATTGTCATTTCCTCTCTTATTTGCCATAGAGCACTTCGGCCGCACTACGCTGGCCTTCATTACCACCGGTGACCATGCCATCTTCAGACATCGCCTTTCCGATTTTCACGAACGTTTTGACCAGATCAGGGTGATTACCCAGCCCGGTGGTGTTCAGATATTCTTTGAGTTCAGGTGTCCCGAACTGGTCAAGCGCACGCTGTGCGGCGCTAAGGTTAGAAATCAACTTGTCGCCACCGATTTCTTTGTCAGCTTTTACATCCGCAGCCCACTGCTCGGTTGTTTTCTGCCAGGCTTCTGCCTGGCGCTGCTGAACACCTGCCAGAATCTTCGGATAAGCATCAACCAGCTTTTGCGCTTGCTCGTTGGTCAGGTTAAGTTCTCGCGCCACCGGCTCGAATTCCTTCAACGCTTCTGTATCCAGCTCTACGCCTTCGGCAGCCTGAAACTCGTACTTCTCAGGCGCACCCTCTGGTTTATCGCCGTCCTTTTTTTCATCCTGCTTATCGTTTTCAGGCTTTTTGTCATCAGCAGGTTTATCGCCATCAGCAACAGGTTGTGGCTTATCACCTTCCTGTTGTGATGGATCACCAACTGGAGCAGGGTTATCACCTGCAGGCGCTGACGGTTCTGACGCAGCCGGAGCTGCTCCACCATCGACTGGTTGCTCATTGCAAAGACGGCGATACAGCAAACGCTCAAATAAATTCATGATCACTCCTGTTCACTGGCCTCTTTGGCCATCTTCAAATACTGTTCAGGGCAATGCGCCATAACGCGCTGAAACAGTTCCAGCGCCAGATTGCGTTGCCCCTCATTAAATGCCATTGCCATAGCATCCATCGGAGAGATAGCGGAAAACACACGGCCTTTCTCCAGCACCGACCAGACAACGCGACGCCCCTGTTCACTGCTCATGACAAAGCGAATGTCATCAATTTCACGCTGTGCCATGTCACGTTGCTTACGGGCGTTTTCTTCTTTCAGTTGATCGTCTTCGTAATCTGTCATTGTGATTGCCCACCCTGACCACTAACTGCATTCGCCATAGCTGACAAAACACTCGGATCCGAAGTTTTAGCTTCGCTTAGCGTCTTGGCACCCTGTGCCGCCGCCATCCCCATCGCCATCATTTGTTGCTGCTGTTGTTGCTGTGCCCGTTGCTGGCGAGCCTGCTCAACCTGTTCCTGCGGAACAATGACGGTTGGAGACACTCCGGACATATCAGCGAATGCATCGATCGCCTGATCAACGTTGAGTTTGTCGAGAGCTTCTGGTTTCGCTTGCGCAAGTTGACCAATGAAGTTGACCGTAGACGCCAGACTGGACAGGCCGATAGACTTCTGCGCCTGAGCCATGACGGAAATGTATTCGACCTTCAGGGGCATACCTTCCATCGCGTCAGGCGGTGGCGGCAGCATGTTTTTACGCACCATCATCGAGAAAGCGCGGTCAATGAGAGGATTAAGACATTCGTCGTTCAGACGCTCCAGAACCGGCCCCAACATCAGAAGTTTTTCTTCTTTCATTTCGATCACCGCTTCAACAGGCATCGAGCGGGTATTGATGTTCTGCAACATCATGAACAGATCGACAAAGTAGGCGCTGTTAATGATTTGACGAGTGTCCTGAATGTCTGCCACCAAATCTGCTGTACTGGGGTTAACCAGATAAGCAGGTCTGAAACCATCCTGACCAGTAATCTGATCGATATACGTGATGTCGCCAGGAAGAAGGGAGGCACGCTGATTCTTGAGGGAAGTCGGAGCAACCATCGGCGGATTGGTGGCTTTATCAATCAACTGCGACTTGCGCTTCTGGAGAAGCTGCAATGCCTTAACAGGTCCAAGCGCCAGCATACCCGGGCATGATGATCCATAAACATCTTCGCCGTTAACTTCCCAGCGCGGAGCCATAATTGGAAACTCATCGAATCCGGACTCACGCAACAACTTGTCGTTATCGCCACCAACCTCGTAATAAACCGATTTGAATGGCTTGTTCTTGCTATCCAGCTTCGATGTATCGCGGTCAATGTTCGGGTAAACCGAATGCATCACTTCGATCCACTTCTCGTAGGTGCCGCTTTCCCACATGCTTTTTACGGATTCGCTGACGTTATTTAGCCCGAACTCCTGAACAAGCTGACGAACAGTCATAGAGAACTTGCGAAAACAGGTGTCAACACTGCCACGAGGTGAGTTAGCCAGGTAGTAACTGCCTATCGGGAATGGCATTGTGCGAATGATGTCCTCGTCATCCTCCAGCACTGCCATTGCACCAGTGCTGTATGTGCCGAGGCTTCCGTATAACTGCGGCAGCGACTGATAGAGATTCGACTTATTGAACATATCGTTCATGCGGTTCTGCACCGCCTCAAGCCACAACTTAACAGGGCCATAATCCATCATTTCAGGATCTGGCGTAGCCAGGCGAAACCACGGACGCGCGGGGCTTGTGATGCCTGACATCATGCCGCTGGCGAGAGTGCGCGCCGCCATAGTCCCGGTCGAATCAATAATGCGTGTATTGCGTCGATCGTTACGGTTGACCTCAGAAGTCAGAAAGCGGGAACCACGCGGGTTGATGTAATCACTCAACTCGCGCCAGTGCGGCTCGAACGACTGACGCTCGCTTTCAAGTTGTGCGAACTGTTTGTTCAATCGCTCTTTAGTTGTTTCCGCCATTTCAATGACTCCGGTTACTGACCAAGTAGCGTTTTACCGCTGGTATTAGCGGTTGATGTGTCGCCCTGAGAACCGGTAAGCAGCGTAGAACTACGACCAGCAGCAGCGCGACGGCGACGAGTTTCTTCGTCGCGGGCATCAACAACGGCGGCATCCTGCTCCTGTGGTGCTGCCTGAACTTCTGGTGTTGCAGGCACTGATGGTGAGCTACCCATGCACATATCAATGACTCCGTACGCAATTAAATTATTACCAATTTAACCACATATGATTTATTTATCGTAGGCAGTTGACATTTAACGCACAAATTATTACCTTTCAGGTAACCAAAGAGTTCATTCCGGTTACTAACCTGACTGGCTTGTCGTTAAATTGAACAGGTGGAGTGAGCTTTTATTTTGAGCAGTACGGCGTATGGCACATGCGCCGATAGCGGTCTGGATACGTTTAAGGGGCACCCTCCCTTGCTCGGGCAACGAACCAGGTAGCCGGAATGTGCAAGTCGAGCGGTTTTATTCCGCGCACGGGGATTCACCATCCTGGCGATTCGGTGTGACGCCTCGGAAGAGACGAGGGTACAACGATGAGAGCATTTATGAAGCCGCGACAAAGTGTGGCGTCTTAACAGGCTAAGTGCTCTCAGCGTTGTGGCATTAGCTCAGTTGGACAGAGCAACCGCCTTCTAAGCGGTTGGTCGCAGGTTCGAATCCTGCATGCCACGCCAGAATCACGCCTAAGGACCGTGATGCCAGAAGTTCCAGGGGCTTGGCGGTGATGGTTTCCCTTGAAGGACTATCACCGCCCTTTTTACAGCAGGACGCCATTGCGATGACTTCATGCTGTAAACCCGTACAGCCACGGAAGGCAAAACTCATTGCTTCCAGTTCGCCCGGTTCGCCGGGCATTTTTTTAAGGTGTGAATCATGAAATACGAATTCGATGGATTTTGATGTCGTGACATGTCACAAACAGCCAGCCGATGAGCTGGCTTTGTTTTATCATCATCAGAGGATATCAACGATATTATCCCCTCAAGCGGATTAAGCATAGGGATCGTAATCTGTGATGGCCTTGCCTTGCTGGTTCTGCTGCCCGGGAATTCGCAGACGCTTCGACACAGGGAACGCAAACGTCAGCAGTAGCGCATCGCCTTTACCAGGCGAACGCCCAAGCCGCTCCTTGATATCTTCCTTCGGTTCGATAACGATTTTACCGTCCACTCGAACTTTGTACTCTGCCGCCGACAGATCGTCCGCTGTTTCCTGGTCATCCAGCATCCCGCCCAGCCTCAGCCATGTCTTGCATGAGTTGAACATCTCCCCACGCTTGTTGAGCATCTGCTGGTCAGTAGACGCGCCACCGAACGGAACAAGTTGCCATGTGCGCCCCCAACCGTCACCGATTGACTTCAGACCGGTACCGTAACCAAAGTCGATGAACACTGCGTCAGCCTGATACAGGTCTTCAAAGTCAGCAATACGCTTCGCCATAATCAGATCGTCGGTAGTCTTGTTGCCAGTCCACAGCACCTTACTGTGTAGCCCCTGCCGCAGGTATATCACCGCGTCATCAACGCCTGAATATGCCGGGTCAACACCGATTATCACCGGAGCATGCGCCACCTGCGCAGCGGTTACCACCCGTTTCATTGCCTCATCAGTAAGACCGGTAGGGATAAACTGCAATTCAGATGCATCAGGGAATATGCCGCGCACACGGATTTTAACGAAGTCGCTGTCTTCCCCGTAGTCATCAACCCATTTCTGCAACTGCTGTTTGTTAGTGCCTTCCACCGTCCGGCTGTCAATCTGCGCAGTTTTCCAGCGGTGTTTATATTTGCGGAAACATTCACGGAATCGCCCGGTATTACGCGTCGGGTTTCCGAACGCCACCCAGATAATCTCAGTGTCTTCGTCCGTTAGCGCACCTTCGGCAACTTCCCACACCAGATCCGCAATGTTCGACGCTTCATCGAATACCACGATGATGCGTTTGCGCTCGTTGTGTAGTCCGGCGAATGCCTCAGTGTTGTGCTCAGACCAGGGGATTGCGTCAGCTCGCCACCGCTTGTCGTGCCCAGGATCATTGCTGTACATCGCGGTAGCGGTACAGGTAAACCAGTCTTTCGTGATAGCAAGGTTCGACCACTTGATAATTTCCGGCCAGGTCTTCGTTCGTAGCTGGTTGTCGGTGTTGGCGGTCACCACGACCTTACAATCCTCGCAAGTGGACATGCCCCAGTTGATCAGCATTGAGATGAATGCGGATTTACCAATACCGTGACCAGAAGCGCGTGCCAGCATAAGCGGCTGATAGCGCGTCTCTGGATTCTGCAGGTAATCACGTATCTCTCGGAACGCATCAGCCTGCCACTGACGTGGGCCGGTGGCATGTGCCAGTTCAGTCCCCTCTTCCCCCCACGGGAACGCATAGAGGGCATAGCCAAGCGGATCGTGAGTGAACCCTGCAATATCCTCGATCAACTGCTCTTCAGGAGATAACGCTGTATCTGTCACTGATTACCATCCTGACGTTCTTTGAGTCGCTTCCTGGCTGCCGCTATGCGATCAGCAATTGTCACATTCACATTAACATCCAGGCGTTCTTTGAACGCGTTGACGTCGACGTGCTTACCAATCAGTTCGAGGTTCTTCACCTTGTCAGGCCATTTAATTTTTTTGAGGATTGTCTCTATCGAATCCTCGTTCATGTTCATGATGGTCGATGACAGATCAAAGCCACTAAGCGTAGTGCGCCAGATTTTCGGCCACTCGCGGATTGGCTTAAGGCTCCCATCGTCGTTGAGGATGTCGATCACGTCCATCTGGTCGATCTCCACTAGGCGCATGAGAACGTAATCAGCACTGACGCGCATTCGTTTGTTGCGCTCCTCCATCAACTCGGCAATCCGTTTTTGAATGCGTTCATCGCGCATCATGACACTGGCTTTAACTGCCGCTGTATTTGGGGAGAATCCTGCGTTAATCGCTGCCTGAGTCTGGTTTTCAGGCGTTTTGATGTATGACTGGCAATAAGCCTCCTGCATTGCTGTTAGTGGCTTAAATTGCGTTGATTTGCGTTTATAGGTTTTAGGTTCAGCAGGCATCATAACCACCGTGGTAATAGTTACCGTTGTGGTAATAGTACCATGCAAAATAAAGCCGCCATAGTTGGCGGCAGTATTCAAAACCATCAAATTCATCATGCATAATCTACTCGTGACATGTCACACTATTAATTTCGTTTCATGCCAGCCTTTAGTCACCCAGCATTGTGAGTCACCATTACACGGACATGAATTAACTGGAACTCTCTCGCCGCACTTACCGCAACGTTTTCTAATGATCGATTTTATACGCCCGCGCACGCGTGCATCATCCTGGCGGATCAGTAACGCTATATACTCACAAAATTCGTAAGGCGCACGCCCGGGGCGACGCGCAGCACAGTTACGCTCAAGCATTTCAATTTCCTGAGCATCAAGCACAATTTCCAGCTTACGCACACCAGATGCAGCTTGTCTGGCTCTCTGAGCGGCTTTGCGCTCTGCTGCTGATTTAGCCATCAATATTTACCTTTATCGCGAACACCTTTACCGGTTTATCACCGAAGTGGGGGTGTGTGATTGTCTTGATTTCATATCCGTCATACGGGACGTCAATTCTGCGACTGGAGTCGTCGCGCTTCGGATATCCCCTTGTGATAATCAGGCGGTCATACTTACGGTTAACGAGGCGCTTATTCCAGTAGTCATTACACAAGCGATACTCTTCCGTTTTCTCTCCACGAATCATGGCATCGAAGTATTCACCTTTGACGGCAAGTTGCAGGTTAGCCACGGTTAACCTCCTGCGGCGGTTCCGGTAGCGGCATCCAGTGGGTTACTTTCGATGCCGGTTCTTCCACATCGTCAGTAACTGCCCACCATTTGTTTTTCGACCAATCGTAATACCCTTCGAAGGTATCGCACTCAGTCCAGCCGTAAGACTTCCCCCAACACCAAACATACTGTTTATCGTTCGGCATTCGCTCACTACAGCTTATCCAACCATCCGGAGTTACCGGAGAGTTGCCCGACAGCTCGTTCAACTTATAAGTCTGGCTTACAGGTTCGGCACCATTAAGCATGGAGGCGCGGCAGGCGTTCCAGCCTTCATCAAAGCCGACTATGCCATTATTTAAAGACGGACGAGCATCTGGCACCATCGGCACTGGCTTGGCTATATATAGCGGCTGAACATACCAGCCCTTTGATAACCAACTGTCAGCAATGTTTTTACTCCTCGTTATTGCCGGAATACCTAAGCCATTTTCTGAATGCAGCCATGCCACCGGCTCCTCTTCTAGCGATGCCAGAGCAATTTCATAAGCACGGCGCTCAATATTGTCTCGCACGTCCAGGCTGCCTATGCGTTCTTTGATTTCTTTAATCATTTCTTTGTCGGTTAAAGTTGTCATGTGTTAGTCCTCATCCACTTCAACGCCATCTTTCAGCGTGATGCCGTGCCAATCATCAGCCCAACTGGTTAGCCCTGGCGCATCAATGCTAGGCATATAAACGCTTGCAGTGTGGTAGCCCTTATCGTTATCAATGCTGGCAACGTGCTCGCCGTTGTATGCGCTCAGCGTGTCCAGGACGCTATAAAACTTTCCTCCGGCTGCCCTGAAATCCTTTACAGCCTTCACAAGGCGATTCCACGCTTTTTCCTGTTCTGGCGTCAGGTCGATTAATTCCTGCAAAGTTGCCATATCACCCTCCTTTGATGCCAATGCCAGCAAGCCAGTTTCTTATGCCGATATATTCAGCGTTCCTGAAACCGCCATTTACATATATAAATGGCAAGCGAAGATTGTGACCATTGGCTGCCAGGTAGTCTTTACAACCCTGTTCGGTGAAACAGCAGGTAACGAATTCATCAATATCTTTCACAGCAACGCGCCGCCATTTTTCTGGTGGTTCCCGAAAGTTTTCATGAAGTAGTTCGAGACGACGACTTTGGCGTTTATTGGCTTCATTGCCATCTTCATCAACCCAGACAATCCTGTCATAGTCATAATCAGCATCAACAACGATTTCGCGCTTTTGATACACACAAAACATAGGGTCTGACGTTATTCGATTATCCTGTGTTCGAATATTTTCACCGATGATGCCAAACGAATCTGGTGCAGATTTTGTCTTCAACTCTTCGATACGTTTGCTTTGAGCTTCCAGTTCATCAAGAAGCGCAAGCATGGTAGCCGGACTGGCTGCGGCGATGAATTCAGCATTTGCCTGCTGTTCCATTTGGAAATCTTCATCGAAACCGCTTTCAGGATGCGCTCCTTCAATTCTGCAAATGGGAATATATCCAGCAGCCTCGCGATGAATTAGCGCATCATCACCATCAAATCGGCCCTCTCCATATTCGAGCGACCATACACCACACGTTGCTTTCTCTGCCTTTTCACGCAGTGCCTGATAGTCAATCTTGCTCACTGGTTTCCTCCTTTGCGAAGCTGTTCCGCACAATCCAGCAGGGCGTCCGTCGCTTCTTTCACCGTAACGATGTCGCCATCGTCCAGCCCGACAACCGTCGCGTTCTTAACGAACACCGAGCAAAGGTCATTAAACGCCTGCGCCCGCACTTCAGCCAGGCATTTGCGAAACTCGGAAACGTACTGTTCGACGCTCATTCCCCAGCTAAGTGGACATTCATTGAATGTTTCGCCTTCGTGCTCTTCATCAGGTAGCTCTTTGGTAAAGAACTCACGTTCAATGGCGTGGAGTGTGTCAGCAAAACGACGTAAGTTACTCAAACCTGTCGTAATGGAGAATTCAGGAGCATCACATCCGACGCCCATCTGCTGATAAACGGCGGTTTTGAAGGCCTTCAGCCCCGCATTCTCCGCCGCCAACGCCGAAAACTTCTCGTGTGCCAACTTAACAGCCGCATCAGCCTGCTTAATTGACTCAATCGCTTTCTGCTGGTCTTCGGCCAGCGCATTAGCACGCACCAGTTGCACTTCCAGTTGCGTTGCCAAATCGCTGATCAGCTTTGCCACACTGCGCATATCAACGGCACCACATTCTGCTTTCAGTTCCGAAGCCATCTCATGCCCGGCGGCAACTAACCCTTTGATATTACTTTCCATCTTTACCCTCGCTTATCCACATAACTTATTGATTACATTGATAACTAAAAAGATCGTCGATTCAGAACTCTTCGATGTTCCAGCCACCACCTGTTTTCTTTGGTTTAACCGTTACCCCGATGATTCGGAACGGATACTGATCTGCGGCGACTTTGGTTTTCACCCTGGCGTCGTCGGTCCAGAAACCTTTCACTTCGTGCAGTTCCATCTCTCCGGTGGCGAGCATCACAGCGAAATCTGGCGTATAGAACGTGTTGTCAGCTAACCGCAGCTTGATACCCTCGAATCGATACCAGGCGATTTCCCCTGCACGTTTACGCAGCTCAAGGTGCTGGCAATACGCAGATTCAGTTTTGTTCATCTGGCCTGTTTTGAGTCGACCAAGAGCCTGTATCTGTTTTCTCATGATTTACCTCTGAGGTAATTAAAAACCACATAAGACATGAAATCAATAGAGTTTATAATATTTTGTTACCTAACAGGTAATTATCGAGGCGTAAAAAAATGCGCTATCGCGCTGGTATTACTTGATAAATCCTGCCGCCTTTCCCCGCCTGTATTCCTCCATCAGCCACTGCGCCGGTGTTATTCCCCCAAGGGTGGCGGCGTTAGGCATGCACCCGAAACTTCGCCCTGGTGGATGGTAAACGTCTCTCCCTGTGTCCGGAGGTGTACTCATGGGCTCTGGCTTTGCCTGTATGCTGATCACCGGATCGGGTATCTGCTGTCCGGAAGCCACCTTTTTCGCCCAATCATCGAGCAGCCTGCGCGCGTGTTTCTCAACCTCACTCTCGCTAAGCTGGCGCTGATACATTGCACGACGGGTATCACATACGACCCAGTACATAACCGGATGCCGCCACGGGAATCTTTCGGGACCACCAGGATATAAACTTTTTTCCTTGCTGTACCGGTGAAACTCCGCCATCACATCGTCAATGGTGACGCCAAGAACCATCTTGCTGTCTTTGCACCACTTGATGAATTGCCCTGGCGACGGCCAGAACGGAGATTCACTGGCGCGGGCGTGGCGCATACCAGCGTTAACCTGTTCCATTGTAGTGATCCCATTCTCCAGAAACGCAAGCATCCATTGCTTACGGAATTCATTAAGTTTGTTCTGCTCCCTTATGGTCGAAACGCTTGCAGGAAATGCAGCCTGTAACTGGACAAATAGTTCATTGAAAATTCTAGCAACCTGCTCCTTTTTGCCATTGCTGTCACGCCGCTCTTCATGCACAGCAACACCATGCTCACGTAAGCGATCGTACTCATTGAGAAGTTCTGGAGTTGATTTCATCCCACACCCCTTCTATCCAGTCAGTGTTATTCCAGTCAAGCTCATCGCTTTTCCCGGCATTTTTTGATTTTCCCCTGATATGATTTACGTGCCTGGCGAATTTTTGTTCCCACTGAACCTGCGTGAACACTTTGCCCTCAGCCATCCAGTAATCCCGGAATGCAGCAAGTTCAGCAGGTGTAAATTCCGGTTCCGGCAGGGCCGTTCCCCACAGCGCAGCACGCCGCCGAAAATCTGGCGACGGTAGCCAGCCATCTGTCATCGGAAATTTCCCGATGGGTTCACTCAGGCCATCCAGAAATTCAGGTTCTGCCACCTGCAACGGCGTACTGTTCGCTTCACTGGTCGGAGCACCCTCGCGCACGTGCGCTATGTGTGGGGTTTTATATATATCTTCCTCTTCCTCTGGTAACTCCTTTTGTAACGCTGTTGGCGTTACTTTTTGCGTTACTCGTTTTCGATGCTCTGCCACTCTTCTATTCGTAAGTGCACGTTTTTTCGATGATTCTCCATTATGTCGCTCAAAGTTTGGAAGAATTAGTTTGCCGTCATGATAAGCAAGCCATCCGACGCTAATGAGGGCGTCAGCAAATCCTGTAATAAAAGCGAGTCTATCAAGTACTCCTTTTGTAACGCTGCCAGCGTTACCGTCTATTGTTTGCTGGTCAGCCCATGCCCATATACGAACCAGCTTTCCAAGAACAGCATCTGGATCAATACCCAGAATTTCTGCTATCTGAAAAATTTCAGGTTTATCAGGAGTGATAACTTCAACCTTAATCCAGCTGCTTGCCATAGGTTTCCCCTCTTGCACTCTTTAGTGCACAAGCAAATTCATTACGATGGCGGTTGGCGCTATTCATTGCACATTCAACACATGTTCCGTTCAGAACATACCTTTCAGAGAGATGGCCGTGACGGCACCGCTTTCCTGTGAAATAGCGATTTAACCCGGCTTTTGCGGCCTCCATTCTGGTTACTATCTTCAATTTTTCCGCCCCTTTTTGTTATTGATATTGGCTATTTTGCACAATTGGAAAATTTGATCAACCAGATTTGGTTTTTTATTACCCTTAAGGTGCGAATAGATATGAAAAGACCGCCGGATGGCGGTCTACAGAGGGTTGTGGCTGGATATCATGAGTAGAAGAAGTATGCCAGTTCTGCTTTTGAGCGCAGCCATTGTCTTGTTTTACAGGCTTTAAAAAGCCCATTCATCAATACTTTACCTGGCATTTTGCGCTTACCTGTTAAGTGAGTCTGGATATAGTGACTCGTCGTTCCGGCTTCCTGTGCGAAGGCTTCACGCTCATCCGGAGTAAGTGCAAGCCAGTGCTTTTTGAAATCGAAATGTCCGTTATCGCTCATAGCTATTGCCTGATATTTATTTCAGATAATAAATATTCACCCATAAGGTAACAAAAATCAAGGATAGTTACCTGTGGGGTGCATTTACCTGTTGGGTAATATTGCTTTAAATTGAATCATCTACTGATTCATATATGAGGCGATTTTCCAGAAAATGAAAAGTATCCAGGACGTCCGCAGGCAAAATCTCAACGACTTGATCGACCGTGAATTCAATGGTGTTCAGACGCGGATGGCTGAAAAACTTGGAACTCAGGCAAATCTGGTAAACCGCTGGGCTCTTGGCAAGAAGGTTATCGGCGACCAGGTTGCACGAAAAATTGAAGCTGCCGCCAATAAACCCCGTAACTGGCTTGATATCGATCGCTCGCTTTCTCAGGAAGGTTTTCAGCCTGTCGGCCCAAGCGACATTGGCCAGCTGGCGGCTCACAACCTGGAACGCTGGATGAGCGAAAGCCGCGACCTTTCAACACAGGGAAAACTTCACCGCGCATCCGGCGTAGCCCAGGTGACAATCAGCCGCCTGTTAAACAATGAGGTCAGCGTTTCCATTTCCACCCTGGAGAATGTTGCATCCGCATTCGGGCGTCACGGCTATGAATTACTGATTCACCCGCACGACCCTGCGACCATCAACTATGATCGCTCGCGCTACGCATTGTTACCCGAAACCGAGAAAGCAAAGATCGAAAGTTACATTGAATTTGTCATCAACCAGAACGAAAAAAACAAACAATAAAACCATATTTTTCAGTAAGTAAGCCGCCTTATGGCGGCTTTTTTATTGCCTATTCGATTACCTAACGGGTAATTTTTTTAACTCATATCTATTGACATCAAACCATATACGCATAATTATTACCTCAACGGTAACAGACCGAGGTAACAAGTTATGCAGTGGAAAATCATCAACGGTTGGTACTGCGTTACTGCATGCGGATTCATGAGCTGGAAGTTCCGCACCTTACAGGAAGGCATTAAGTGGGCTTTCGTCAGCAAAGAAGCTCGCGATGTGGCCAACGATAACGAGATATGGGAGGGCTGATAATGAACGTTAATCAGCAGAAAAATCTTCAAAAAATCATGCTGGCATTCGACAAGGACTACCGTCTGTCAGAACAGTTATATGACCGACAAGTTGAACTGATTGAGAGTATCCGGCTTCATCAACTGGCATCAACTTTCGACGTTGTAACAGTTAAAGGCGTTCGCCAGGAAGTACTGGAGGCCGCTAAAGACAGCCCTGAGTTCGAAGAACTAATGGATGCCTACCGGCGCGAGGCAATGGCAATTATCGCCCGCTGGGATCTGGCTGATCAGCTTGATGGGCAGAGGGACGCGGCATGAAACCGGGAATTTATTTCGACATCAGCAACGAAGACTACCACGCCGGTGACGGCGTGAGTAAGTCGCAACTGGACATGGTTGCCAAGAATCCGGCGCTTCTTAAATGGGTTCAGGCAGCACCAGAAGACGAAGAGAAAAAGTCTGCACTGGATATGGGAACCGCATTGCACTGTCTGCTTCTGGAGCCTGGAGAGTTCGACAAACGCTTCATTGTTTCACCGAAATTCGATCGTCGGACGAAACAAGGTAAAGCTGACGAAGAGGAATTTCTTCGTGATGTGGCGGATATGGGGATTACGGTACTTGATGCCGAGCAGTGGCGGAAACTGGAGCTGATGCGTGATAGCGCAATGGCTCACCCGGCGGCACGCTGGATGCTGGAAGCACCTGGTTACTGCGAAGCATCAATGTACTGGAACGATGAAGAGACGGGGGAGTTGTGCCGAATTCGTCCAGACAAATGGCTGAACGAGCACAACGTGATCGTCGACGTGAAAAAGGTTGCAGATATGGACCGTTTTGCACGCCACATCGAGGAATTCCGCTACCACGTGCAGGACGCAATGTACCGCGAAGGCGCAATGAGGGTTACTGGTCAGCCGCATGGTTTTTTCTTTCTTGCCGTGAGCGAAAGCATTGATTGTGGTCGGTATCCGGTACGCATGTTCGAGCTGGATGCGCAGGATGTCGATGCCGGGCACGCTCTGTTCCGCCGGGATCTGAATACCTATCACGAATGCCGCATCAATGATGAATGGGGCGGTGTGGAAATCATTAAACGCCCTGAGTGGGCACGCAAACAGGATATGTACATATGAGCAACGACATCGCAAACATCAACGCACCAGTAGACACAGCAATCGCTGGAACTGCTGCAACTATTTTCAGCCCAGACGGCTTGAACCAACTGATGAAATTCGCCGAGGTAATGGCGCAAAGCCGCGTAACGGTACCGGCGCACCTCGCCGGGAAACCAGCTGATTGCATGGCCGTGGCAATGCAGGCTGCGCAGTGGGGAATGAACCCGTTTGCCGTGGCTCAGAAAACCCATGTTGTGAACGGCACGCTAGGTTATGAAGCCCAATTAGTAAACGCAGTTATCTCAACGATGTCGCCAACAAAAGATCGCATCAACTACGAGTGGTTCGGGCCGTGGGAACGCGTGATCGGTAAGTTTGTTGAGAAAACATCCAAAAACGGCAATCCATATATCGCACCAGGCTGGACTCTAAAAGACGAAGAAGGCTGCGGTGTTCGCGTATGGGCAACCATGAAGGGCGAGGATCAACCTCGAGTGCTTGAGTTAATGCTGTCTCAAGCACAGGTAAGAAACTCCACACTTTGGGCCAGTGATCCGAAACAACAACTCGCATACCTTGCGACAAAACGCTGGTCTCGCCTGCACTGTCCTGACGTAATCATGGGCGTCTACACCCCAGACGAATTACAGGAAACGGCACCGCGCGTTGAGCGAGACATTACTCCGCAAACGACCACTGCTGCGGGAATGAACAGTCTGATCAACGCTAAACCAGCGAAAAAGCCTGATGAGCAAACGCGTAAATCGGACAGCCGTGATCCAGAAGAAATGCTGATGGCCTTTACCAGCGCAGCGATGAATTACAGCACTGTCTCCGAACTGGATAAGGCTTACAAATACATTGCACAAAAACTTTCAGATGATGACGAACTGCTGGCAAAAGCCACCGACGTTTACAGCGTTCGTCGGGAAGAATTAAACGAAACATCTATGTAACCACCACCGCGGCGCCACGCGCGCCGCACTGCAACCAAGAGAGGTATTTATGAAAGGTGCATTAGGTAAGAAGGAACTCCTGGCGGTGGTTCCACTGTCATGGAGCACTATCGACCGTATGGAGCGCGCAGGGGAATTTCCTAAACGCTGGTATATCACCGATAAACGCTGCGCATGGAACCGTGATGAAGTTGAGCGTTGGCTTGATGAACGTCAGGCAGCAAGCCCGGCAGAGTTCCAGGGTAAAAAACCTCCTGTTCAGCAACGTGTATATCGTCCCGTGAGCAACGCGGCATGAGTGTGCTGCTAAGGCACTGGAGCAAATGGTCAGGATGGTACTTATTCCTGGCCTCTGTTTCAGCATGGCTTTATCTGCTGGCATTAATTTTCAGAGAGGGTTGGATTAAGTGAGAAAGTTAAGCCGACTTGAAAAATATCACATGAACAAGGTTTCAATGCGCAGTCCGTCAAAGATTGTCGCCGTTACTCCTGCGGCGATAGAGATCGAAAAACGCGCGATTGAAAGAGAGAAAAAAGGGCAGTTCCGCATTGCCGCTCACCTTTGGCTTCAGTGTATGGATGTTGCTTCTGGTGATGTTGAGCGTGCAAGGATCGCGGTTCGCAGGGACCAATGTATCACAAAAGGTAACGGCCTTCGCCGTGGCGACTATAGCGGCATAGGATGTTGTGGGGTGGTTTATGACTAAGAAATACACACTAATCTATGCAGATCCACCCTGGGTATACCGGGACAAAGCCGCAGATGGTAATCGCGGTGCCGGTTTTAAATATCCGGTTATGAGTGTGCTGGATATCTGCCGCCTTCCTGTGTGGGATTTGGCCGATGAAAACTGTCTGTTGGCCATGTGGTGGGTGCCAACACAACCACTCGAAGCACTAAAAGTTGTTGAGGCCTGGGGATTCCGTCTGATGACCATGAAGGGATTCACGTGGATAAAATGTGGTAGTCGACAACCAGATAAACTGGTTATGGGTATGGGTCACATGACTCGCGCCAATAGTGAAGATTGCCTGTTTGCAGTAAAGGGAAAACTACCTACGCGCATTAATGCAGGGATCGTTCAGTCATTTACCGCACCGCGGCTTGAGCATTCAAGAAAACCAGATATCGTTCGTGAAAAACTTTTGCAATTGTTAGGCGATGTTTCTCGCATTGAACTGTTCGCCCGCCAGTCGTCTCATGGTTTCGATGTTTGGGGTAATCAGTGCGAAGACCCGGCAGTGCAACTACACCCTGGATACGCGTTGGATATTGCCAGATTAACAAATGCATTCAGCAATGCTCCGCTGTCACCAACAGACAACCAGGGGCGGGAGCGTGCAGCATGAACAGGGCATCACCATCAGATTTAAGGAAATGCCTTGAAACTGCAAACATGCTTGCACACAGCGGGATCAGGTTTGTTCCAATTCCCGCTGTCACTGATGCTGAATTTGCAACACTGTCAGCAATATTCACAGATAAAATTGAATCACTGGCAGCAGAAGCCGAGATGGAAGAAAATCAGCAGAACTATTAAACGTTATTCCCCCGCCATCCACTTCTCAAACTTCGACGGGGAGAACGGAATCAGATCCGTATGCTCCCCGTCAATCCATGAATCAATCATATCGGCCCACTGCTGCAACATGTAGGCGCGCTGTCTGGCGTATTCCGCTTTGTTATATACGGCGCGCACACCTTTCTGCTCATGTGCCAGAGCCTTTTCAATCCAGTCTGAAGGATAACCAGCCTCATGCAATAACGTACTGGCTGTACGGCGCATATCATGTACGGTGAAGTCCTGAATATGCTCACCATCTTCATTTATTATTTTCACCGTTCTGTCGATCAGAGAGTTCAGCGCGGCATTAGATAATGGCTTCCGGAAGTTGTAACGACCAGGAACCAGATATTCACTTCCACCAGCGCACATCTGCAACCCGACCAATATATCCTGTGCCTGTTTAGGCAGGTAAATAACATGCGCCCGGCTTCCCTTCATGCGGTCTGAAGGAATTGTCCATGTCCATTTTTTAAAATCTATTTCGTCCCACGTTGCATTGGTGAATTCGCCTTTACGAACCATAGTGATAAGCACCAGCTTTAAAGCCATTTTCATAGTGCCCATAGCACCAATGGCATCCAGCGTGCGGAAGAACAGACCAATTTCTTCTGGTGTAAGTGTTCGCTCTCGTGGTTTAAATATGGCGATAGACGAAGGTTTAATGTCAGCAGCAGGATTAAACAAACCATGACCACGGTCATTGGCATGACGGTATACGCTGCTGATGATCTCCCTGGCCTGCACTGCTGTTGCCCGGCCGCCGCGTTCGACAATCCGGTCACACAAATCACGAACCATCGATGTGGTAATTTCAGCCATCATTTTGTTACCAAGAACAGGAAGTATGTCACGGTCGATCACCGCCTGCTTCATTGCGCGGGTACTGTCAGCCAGGATGACGTGTTTCATATAACTGTCGGTATGTACCGCAAACGTCTCGGCACCACGAATCTTTTTGATACCGTCACGTTTAGCCGCAGCCGGTGACTGGCCTGCTTTAAGCAGCTTCTTTGCAGCAATCAGTTCTTCTCGCGCTTCTGCCAGGCTGATACCGTCACGCCCATACTGCCCAATTACCAGTGTTTCGCGGCGACCGTTGATACGGTAGTCATAGCGAAACGAGACCGTACCTGACGTAAGCACAGCTACATACAGCCCGTCACGATCGGAGACCTTGTACAGTTTGTCCTGCGGCTTGAGGTTTTTTAATTTTGTATCGGTAAGCAC